ATTCAGTATCCCGACCATGACACTTGCCAAAGCGGTTGCTGACGGTGAAGCCGTCTATAAAACACTGCTTGAACGGCACTTCGCAGAAATGGAATTCTTCGATGGCCAACCCGCTATTCCCGCAGTTCAACCAGAGCCAGCAAGATCAGAGACAGATTCAGGACAGCCTGAAGAAAATCAAAACCCTGTCAACGAAGACGGAGCCACAGAACCGGGTAGCGTTAATGCAGGAGATTCACCGAGTACGCCAGAGGTTACGGGGGAGGAATCAGACGCTGGACCGGCAGTTGAGTCAGTTGGCTAACGACGCTCAGAAAAATGTTGTCAGCGTACACTCAGGGGCACGGCAAGCCGTTAGGGGGATTCTGGACCTGCTCCAGACAGCAAATAGCCCTTCAACAGCCCGTGCCCGTTCTGCTTTGGCGAGTACACTCAAGGCTGGATTGCGTGACATCAGTGGCAATATCGGCAAGGCTGTTGACCTGATTGAGCAGTTGACGCCTGAAATCTTCGGAGGCAACAAGACACCGGAGCAGGCTGGTGGCACGCAGGTTGAATCTGCCCCCGCCTCACGGAAGATTATTCCGTCAGAGCCTCAGACGTGGCAGGGAATGCGGCTTGTTGGAAACAACACGGTCGAGATCCGGACGGCCAATTTCCGTGGACGATACAACACAGACGACCCATCAATCACCGGCGTTATGGTCCCTGTGAGATCCAGCAACGTCCACAGCATTGGGTTTCAGATGAACCTGAAAAACCCGCTGGCATCGACGCTATTCGTCAAGTACCTGCAAAAGCACGGTAACGGTGGGCAATTGGGATCAGGCCCGACATATGGCTACAAGAACGTCCATCCGAAGCTGTTTCAGGAGTTTCTAGCCGCTAACTCCAAAGGCGGCTTTGTTTGGGACCGGCTTCGCGTTCGCGGGACTGTTGCCGGTTCACAGTACGAATACTATCTGGATTCCATCTCTCGTGGCTATGTCCCACGCCGAGCCGTCATCGTGAACGGCATTCAGATCCTGAAACGACGGAAGCGAGTCGAGCAAAAATCAGGCAGGACTGTCGTTTCACAGTTGCGTGAGAGGGTGATTGGCCCGTACCGTCCACAGAAGGGAGCAGGCCCGAATCGCGGCAATCCCGACCGTGGATCACAGAGACCAAACCGAGGCAGGTAATGGCGACAGGACCGAAAGGCGAAAAGCATCTGTGCGGAGCATGTGGGCAATGGCACGCCCCGCATCGCCCGGATAACTGCGTTCAAGTCCCCGTCTGTCACGCCTGCTGGAAACTCATTCCGCTCAATACTCGCGTTTGGGCGTTATCACTCGCCAAGATGACCAGCCGAGTCGATGCACTCGACAACACCCTGCACGAACTGCTTGACGGCGTTGTGGAAGCTATTGCAGCAAGCAAGAAGAACGGTGGCGGTTACGAGGACAACTAATTCTCACATCAGTGTCGATTCTGGCCGCGTGAGTCATTGACAGTCGCTATTGCATACTTGACAATTCACGTAACTGCCCAATGGATTGGGCGGTTTCGATATTCAAGGCAGGACGCTATGAGTCATCTAGTACCCAAGGATGGGGAAAGCCAGCCGGATTTTGCGATCCGGTTTCATCAGTCTGCAATGACTGATATCCCGAACACTGCTGAAAGGAATCGGCAGTGCTTCGAGGCATGGCGTTCTCATGTTGGCGATGAACCAGAGGTAGCCGAAGCCAGACGGTATCACAGGTCGTCTGATTTTCTTGAACGGCGAGATATCCCTGTCTTCGAAGAACATGAAGTTCCATCCCGAAAATCTCGCGATGGTCGAACGATTCCCGCAGTGAAGTATGACCGCAAGGCATTGGCTTCTATTTGCCGGAACATGAACGAGCAGATCGCGGACGTCGGAAAGTTCTGCCCAATTACCAACGGACACACATCAGATAACCGGACCGATCCGGAGCCTGAAGTGCTTGGATATACCGGAGCTTATCGCCTTGGAATGATCGGCAACACGAAGCCACGTTACGCAATCTTTGCCGATGAATACCACCGCAAAGACCGTGATGAGCTATTGAAGGGGCGACGTGGGCGATCTGTTGAGGTTCTGCCTCTGCCGGATGTTCACAAGCGATCGTTCTACCCGATTGCTGCACTTGGAGCCGATGAGCCAAGACTGAATCTTCCTCCTGCCAGATACTTCAATCGCCCATCCGAACACGGAGAGATTGAGGTTGAGAGATACATGATGGTTGCACCAGGCGGAAACAGCACGTTTGTGCCGGGTGATGATCGCGACAAGTACGGCGATGAAGAAGAACTGCCGCGAGACCTGATTAAGTCGATCATGGAAGCCTTCATGAATTCGGCAATGGGGCAATATCTTGTCGGAAAGATGGAAGAAGACGGCAAGGCAGGATCACCGAATCCGCTTGTCCATCAAGCACCACAAATGGCCGACATGCCAATGGACGAAGATGATCAGTCTGGAGCACTCGGAATGCCGGGGATGCCAGGAGAAGATCCTATGGGACAACCCCAGCTTGGCGGATTTCCGCAAGACGCTGGTTCAGATATGGGTGCAGGAGCACCACCACAGATGCCGCCTAAGCCGGATGCTGGCGGTCCTATGAACAAACTGCCATTTAATAAAGGAACAAACCCAATGGCAACTGAAGACAAAGAACAGTATTCCAAGAGTGCAGGACTTCAGGCTTTGGAAGCACGTATCGTCGCATTGGAAGCCGAGAATGCTGGCATGAAAGCCAAGTTGATCGGATCAGAACGCTACAGCAAGCTCGCAAAGCTGAAGTCTGACGGCTTTGAATTCGACGTTCAGGGCGAACTATCACGGGTATCAACCCAGTCTGATGAGCAGTTCACACAGCACTGCGAAACGATCGAAAAGTATTACCGCAAGTCTCCTGCTGCTGTTGCTGACTTCTCAGCGATCGCAGGAGTTGGCAAGCAAGGCGAACTGCCTGAAACCGGCAACGGCGTCGATGAGCTGACTGCTGCTGACGTGGACGGCGTTATGAAATATGCCCGCAAGCATGACGTTGACTACGTCACTGCCCGAGAGCGTTACTGTGCAGACAAGAAAAGTGGTAAGAACACCGCTGGCTAGTTCTGTCTCACGGTGAGACAAAGAGCGTCTGTACACCAACTGAATACACCAGTGAAAGGATTCACTCATGTTCCGAGCTTCTGCAAATATTCGCCCAAGTCGCTTTGTTAAGCGATCAGGGGCAAACACTGTCGCCGAGTGTGGAGCAGGCGAAAGGATGATTGGCATCAGCCTTGAGTTTGGCGATACGGGGCATCTTCCCGGCCAGACTGAATATCTTGCTGCCTCTGGCACGCCAGCATCGTTCGCGTTTGTTAGTGACGGCCTACAGGAAGACCGCCCGCTGTTGCTGGTTCTTGGATCTGGTGGAGCCACTCAGGGCGACCTGCTCAAGTCTGACTCTGCTGGTGCAGGTGTTGTTGCAAGCACTGACAAGGACTGCTACGGAGCAATGGCACTTGAAACCGGTTCCGCCGGTGAAGCAATTAGAGTGTGTCTCCTGTTTGGATACCTCGGAGCTTAATCTGCCCAGTTGAATGGGTTTTTCTGAAACAATTGTGAAAGGATTCACAACATGACCGCTGTTCTACCGGGTGGAAATAACACCTTCGTCCCATCGCATGAAGCGAGCGGGAAACTCGTGATTGACTACAGTCGTAACGTCAAGAAGTTTGACGTCAACAAGTACACTCAGATCGTCAAGGCTCCAAAGAGCATTGGCTACTACCTGAAGTGTACGATTGATGAAGGCGGTCGAATCCTCGACAGTGCCGCCCTCGATGCACTGTGGAACGATGGCGACAACGCACCGGGTGGCCGAGATGGCACCTCAGAGCATGAATACCTGGCGTTCCAGACGGCTCGCCGTCAGTGGGCATTCACAATCGGTGACAAGGCTGTCGAGCAGGCAACTTGGGACATCGTCGCTCAGAATGCTCAGCGTAAGGCTCAGCAGGCGATGACTGCCCGCACAATGCTGGCTCTGAACGCTATGTTGACTACCGGAAACCACATCGCCAGTCACGTTCTGGATGTGTCGGCTGTGTCCGGCAACACTGGCACATGGGCAGCATCTACCAGCAACCGACAGGACATCAAGCGAAGCCTGAACACGGCTCGCGAACTGATCCTTGACGACACGCTGGCTGCTGTGGATATCGACGACCTGTACTTGGTGATCAACTCCACTCTGGCCCGACAGTTGGCTGAGTGTCAGGAGATTGTCGAGTACATCAAGGGTTCTCCTGATGCACTGGCTCAGGTTCGCGGTGATCTGCGAACAAGCAACCAGAACTCATTCTACGGTTTGCCCTCTCAGTTGTACGGTTTGAACCTGATCGTCGAAAAGACTCGCCGCGTGACTTCACGCAAGCGAGCTACGTCGGCCAAGTCTCAGGTTCTGCCGACTGCTACGCCGTTCATCTGTGCCCGTCCGGGTTCACTGGAAGGCACTTACGGTGCTCCTTCATTCTCGTCTCTGACATGCTTCATGTATGAAGAGATGACGGCTGAAACGAAGAGAGACAAGGACAACCGCCGAACTTCTGGCCGCGTTGTTGAGGATTATGTATTCATCCTCACGGCTCCAGAAACTGCGGTTATGTTCCAGAACGCAGTGTAATCATCATCAGCCTTCGGGCTGTTGCACGGTGGCCAGTCGGACGCCTCCCCGACTGGCTACCTTTTCATAAAGACACACAGTTCTTTTGAAATCTGGAAGGGTGGTGATCCTTGTCTAATGTTGCGATAAGCCACAAGCCACATCGAACACCTCGGGACGAATCCTGATGCCAACCCCAACCTACGTTACAGCAACAGACTTGATCGACACGTTCGATGAGCGTGACATTCAGCAGCTTGTCATTGATGATAACAGCGACGGATCAGCCGTTGACGTGACTGATAATCCACGAGTCGATAAGGCTCTGTGTGCTGCGGAAGGCGAAGTTATCGCAGCACTCAGGAAGGGCGGACGCTACGAGGCTGCACAGTTGGCAGCCTTGGCAGGATCTAACCTCGAATACTTCAAGCGAATCATCTGCGAAATCGCGATGGTTCACTTGTTCCGACGTCGGGCCACTACCAACCCTGACGTTCTCAAATTCTACGAAGACATTCGCAAGGGCCATATCAAGGACTTGCAAGACGGGAATTCCGTCATAACTGCCGATGAGCCTGCGGCAACGAATGCCGGGGAAGTCAGCAGTGAAGGGCCGAGCATAGCCGAGTGGAACAATTTGAACCTCTGGCGTGATCGAGCCAATTACTTTCCAAGCCGAAGATATCCATAAGGAACTGCCCACATGACTGGTCAATACTGCCCCTATGTGTCCGGCCCTGTGCTGGTTGTTGTCAACCTCAGAGACGGCAATGGGTGGGTCAATCTTGGCTACACCTCAGAAGGGGTTCAAATTGAAGAAGAGTTCTTCACGAACCCGATCCACTCCGATCAGTACGGCGGAACGGCTGGCCCTCCTGTCGATCGGCAGTTCATGGGCAAGAAAGCCAAGATCAGCCTGTCGATGGTCGAGTACAGTATCACTGTCGTCAAGAAGATGAGAGAAGGTCAGGCCGGGTTTAACTGGTCAACTGGTGCGGCTGGTGAGCTAACAAACATTGGCGGCCTGTTGTCGTGCGGAAGACGTGCGTTTCAGGTTCGCTTGGTAGGCCAAGCCGATACAGCGGCGGAAGCGGCAGCAGTTGCAGCCAATGTGGGTGCAGGGGTAACTCCTCTTGTCGCCGTGAACCTGAACTATCCAAACTGCTGGTATTCCGGACCTGTCCGGTTTCCAATCGGCTCAAAGAACACAGTCTGGGACTTCGATATCGAAGCCATGCCGTTTACAACTGACTCGTCTCAGTCAGGCGACGGCAAGACTTACCTGTTCATGGAAAACAATCACCTCGTTACCAATATGGCGACCTACGCTGGTACAACTCAAGCTGATGAGATCCCATGATCAACTGGTTCAAACGATGGTTGTTTAATCGCAACCGTTATGTGTTCAAATTCTGGAACGGCCATCGGACTGTTTACGCAGATCCGATGGTTGTCTGGAG